TTTTTCATCTGTTTCATATAGATCATCAAGGTTATCATAAAGAACTTTCTCAAATTCTTCGCCTAAACGCTCCATATGTTGCAAATGTATTGACTTTGGATACCAATACTCATTTAATGACGGGAAATGTTTTAGTATTTCTTCTTTGGCAGATTCAGCCACCAGGCGGTGTTCTTTCTGTGTGCCTTCTTCGGCTCTAACATCGATATAATGAATCCAAGAACGAAGCGTCCCTGCCATATATAGACGAGTAGAAGTTAGACCTTCTGATAATACTGATCTAGCAACTTCTTTAGCAATTCCATTTTTGATCGCCCATTCATACGATTCTTTCCCTACAAGGAAAGCGTCACGCTGAACATCTTCCCAATGTTCTTTCAACTTTTCATCATCCGTCTCAATACTATTCTGACGGTTCTTGGCGTCCTGTAGTCTTGCTTCTCTCGTTACAAACTGCATGTCCTTAGTAGGATCAGCATAACGCTGGCTAAACTCCTGAAAAGAGAATGAACGATGGCGAATGATCTGGTGTGAAATGTCTCGGGTTGTTGTAATATCCATGGTTATGGATACTTGTTCAAAAGGACTCCAATGGCGATTCCTGATAAGATACTTTAGAAGTTTCGGAGCAGTTTCGGTATTCATCTGATTTGATGGATTAGAAACTCTTGCTGTATAACAGATAAACTCTTCGGCAGTCATAGGGCGGATTTGTCCAAACAATTCATCGCTTGGCGGAAGTGTTATCGTTGGTTGTGTAATAGCAATAATTTTAGCGTCGTTCATCTTCTAACCTTTCAATCAATTCTTTGATCATATTCATCCATGCTTCTTTGTGTCCGAACTGATAGAATTTTTCATCATACCAGTTGCCACCGTTTAGTTTGTTAGCAGCCCATTTTGCAAGTTCTTCAATCTTAGCGTTGTTCATTTGTTACTCTTTCCATTATTAAACGATTCTTTTTCAACAATCCATAACTTCTTCTGCTCATAGTTATGATAATATTCTAGGACATGATCTATAGCAGCCAGAAACTCGACATCAACCCATTTCTCTCCACCTTCGTCCGGAAGAGGATCAGCATTGAGACGATACGCCTCCTTTAGAGAAGCAATGACAATAGCATCAGTTTGGTCATGGTCTAGTTCAATATTGTATTTCATTATCTTTCTCACCAGTTCTCTGTCACAAACTGTTTGTCCCAACAATGAGCATATCGATCATTGTGAAACACTAGAACTATCCCGTCATACATGAAGCAGTAGTTCATCACTCACCTTTTGGTTCTGGGAACATTTCTTTCGCTTGTTCGTAAGCCTTATCTACCAGATGATTTTTTTCTATAACATAGTTACTTGCTACATACCAAAGTTGTTTTTCAACAATGATCTTACCGTTCTTTATTAGCTTCTCAGGAATAGCCGAAGAACTGCAACTATGTCTCCAAGCGCTTTCTGCTTGGATAAGAATATCATACCAGTTGTATGATGGTGGAACGTTCTCTGCTCTACCATTCGAAAGAATAATCACATATACATCGTCAGTCATTTCTATCTCCTCCACGTTGACCTCCTCTATATTTGTCTGGCCATCAGAAAATATCCTTTACGTCTTTGAGACCCTCAAGGTATTCATCAAATATCTTTACCATATCTTCCTTAACCAACTCTCGGCACTTCTTTATGATAAGAAGATATTCATTTTGAACCTTATCATGCGAGAGTTCAACATAGTCCGTAGCAATGAAATTGACTAGTTGTTCATACTTACGAAGACGCTCGATTTCATCAGCGGCTTCTTCAGAAGTTTGCTGATCGTATCCATTGAAAAAGCATGGTTCACGCAGTCGCTTCACAATATCTTCACTCATTCCAAGAAACTCCCTATGTCTGGCGTTACCAAATCTAAACAAGGAACATAGAACTTCGCATACGTCTTATCTACATATCCTATAACTTTAGGTTCTATACCTCTTCTCCACCCGATCCACTCGTCTGCGGAAGTATTATAGTATATCGCTTTGTAAAAACAATCATTCATTTCGTTATTGAAATAGTATGTGTAATAGTATCCAGATCGGTTAGGTTTGGCATCAGGATACTTACTCCACGTATAGGTCATCAGTCTTTCGCCTTCATCCTCAAGAAAGTGGTGACAGCCTTTTCTTCACACGGTTCACTTATATATGATAGTATCGCACCATGCCTCATCATCAGACCATTGAATTTGCGATACTCTTCATAGAAATGCTCGTATTCATCTTTATGAACCCATTCCTCTGTGGTCTCTGAAAACATTCGGATACACCTATAATCTGTCAGGTCAAGTTTTTCGTTATTCTTAGCGAATGTTAACTCTGCCATATCCGAATCTTCACACTTTCGCCTTATCATAACATACTCCGATTCTGCTTTATTCTTGGTCATGTGTAGGCTCCTTTCCACTAAAAATATACACAATGCTTCGTCATTAGTCAAGAACCTCTAGAATACGCTGGCGCTTTTCTTCAAACTGTTGACAGGTCATCTGAAACAGTTTTTCAAGAGCATCTAGTTTAGATTGAGTTTCTGCTTGATTACGCAAGGCTTCGTCACGCTCTTTAGCCACATGCTTCAATGTAGCGTAATGGCCATTACGCTCTGAAATGGCGGCATCGAGGTCGGCTTCGGCTTTGTCAGCCCGCAAAGCATCGGGGCGACTACGCCACTCTACGACTTCCTTTGTCAGCATCTCACATCGCTCATTGGCTACGGCAAGGTCGGTACGGAGGCGGGTGATTTCGTCGGCAACTTTCTCAGACACGTAATGCCCCGTCTTGTCTATGTCTACGACGACTAGTCCATGTGGACCAAGGCGTTCCCGTAATTTTTCGACTTCCTCATTAGCGGCATCGAGGTCGGCACGAAGTTTCTTTACAAGTTTCTCTATTTGAACTACTGAGTCTGTAATCGATCCGTCATTAGGTGCTCCCATTAGTTCAGCATTGACTGAAATCAAATCAGTGTAATGCTTCTTAAACTCATTGGCTGCGGCGAGTTCGGCACGAAGCCGCAGATTTTCCTCATATACGCTTTCTCTTACTTGCTTCAATTGCTGCTGATGAATGTCATTCATCACTGTTCCCCCATAATCCAAACATATCCATCACTATTAAGATCAGAAATACACAGCCAAAAACAACATAACATTTGACAAACTGTTCTTCGCTCATTAATTGTCTCACAATTTAACTTTTATTCCCAAAAGTTCTTTTGCATGTTCAATTGCTTCTTCAATTGCTTCTAAGTATGCAAGCTTGCGTTCATCAGATTCTTTATTTTTAATAAGAGTTAAGACAAAAAGAATCTTCTTTAGCTTATTTGTTTCTTCATCGGTCATTTCTTATATTCCTTTGGATCACCCATCAATTCGTCATAAGTGTCATCAATAATTGGATCGAGTAAATCTGACTCTAACTGTTCATAAATGCTATCATACAAGTCTTCGCCTTCTGGAACATCAATAAGATACGTCTTCCATCCAGCAACTTTTACATCGACAAGATATTTTGTCATGGTACAATAACCTCATAGGTCTGATCAAAAATAGCAGGAGCGCAAGGATAAAACTCACCAGCAATTCCCTTAATAATATAATCTCCAACACGTGCTGTCATAATGCCTTCAAGTGTAAGAATTTTAATCTTTGTTGGTTCGAAATTATCATCACGAAGAATAAGTAAACCACCACACCAATCTGATAATACTCCAGCATTATCCTCTGTTAGTTGATGTGCTTCTACATCAACTGGCTTCTTACGAACTTTCATTATATATTCTCCATTGTTAAAAGTCAAGTTTTATAAATAAAGTGTAGGTCACGAGACTGCAATCTCTACCTACTCTACCGCTAAAGAGGAGCGACAGCATGAATATTTATTACGTATACGCCTACCTAAGATCATCAGATAATACTCCATATTACATTGGTAAGGGAAAAGATAAAAGAGCTTTCTCCAAACAACATGGTGTTTCTGTTCCAAAAGACAAATCCAAAATTGTATTCTTAGAGAGCAATTTAACAGAAATTGGCGCCTTAGCATTAGAACGCAGATATATCAGATGGTATGGCAGAAAAGATTTAAACAATGGTGTTCTCCATAATAAAACTGAAGGAGGAGATATGCCGCCTGTCAGATCCGGTCCTGTGGGTCCATATGGTCCGTATAGCATAGAAGATCGTATTAAAAAATACGCTTCTAGAAGAGGCAAAAATCCTGCTCACTCGCTTCGAATGAAAGGAAGACCTGCTTGGAACAAAGGCGTAAAAACTGGCCCTCGTGGTCCTATGTCCGAAGAACATAAAGCAAAAATCTCAGCATCAAAGAAATCTAAACTCTCTTCCACTGATTCAACCTTAATTGTGCCGGTAAATCACGATAGGTGTTAGTTTTGATAATATGTTCAATAAATTCAGAACTCATACCAGATAAAACCATATCGTTAATATCTTTTTGATCTAAATTATCGGGCCAAATACACACAGAGTAACCATTAAGAATAGCCTTTTCCATTTTCTTAACGGTCTCTTTAGAATATTTCTCGTTGTCGTAAACGATCGTTAATCTACTCTTATCAAAGTCTTTGATAGCACTAACGAGATCACCTCCAGCAGTAGCAATACTGTTAGGAACAAACATACTGTCAATCGGACCTTCAAGGACAGGAACAGTTCGGTTACGATCGACAGTGTCCAAACCATAAAGTTTAGGTACTGATTCGTTAAGAACAATTGTAATGTACTTAACTTCTGAAGATCCCAACGCTCTTCCTTGGAAGGCATGAAGGGACTTATTACCATCCAGA